TGCAGAAGACGCGATAGACTCCTGCTTCTATACACTCACCATTACAGACGGTATTGGGGATGGGTGGTTTGGTAGCTGGCTTGGTATATATCAGGATGGATGGGTGTCCCCACAATATAAGATGGGTCCTAACGACGGCACAGAAGAAGTGTTCGATGTATACCTCTCGGCAGACGAGGAGATAGAGCTGTTCTTTTTCACCACCCCACAGTCACAGAACCAAGTCAACCAGTGCGGGTTCATGCTTGTGGGACCGACTGGAGATACTCTGATTGATATTTCACAGTGGAGCATTACGCCATTCCCTAATACATACAGCGTTACACCATACTGTGGGAATACATGCGTGCCATTTGTATATGGATGCACTGATGATGCTGCACAAAACTATGATGCATACGCAAACACAGAGAATGGTAGCTGCTACTATAACGCTGGGTGCACGCAAGCTGGATACTTAGAATACTACACACAAGGATATGATGCTGACTACGATGATGGATCATGCGAGACATTGGCCATCTTTGGATGTACCGATGTAGAAGCTCTGAACTTTGAGCCTGAGGCCAACGTAGATAACAACAGCTGCATAGATGTCATAGAAGGCTGTATGGATATTGACGCATACAACTACAACGAAGATGCCAATACCTCCACAGATGACTGTCTTTATGATGCTGGCTGCATCACTGGGGCTGGACAGCCATACTGGGCCAACGATTACTGTTACTCATGGGTGATCGAGGTAGACCCTTACTGCTGTGAGACAGCATGGGATGCGGTGTGTGAGGAGATATATGACTACTGTGGGGCAGGCGTGACATCAGTCGATGTAGCGGTAAGATCAATGCTTCACTTCTTTCCAAACCCAACACGAGGCTTGGTTAATATTCAGGCACCCATCGGGACCGTAATTACCTTGTTTGATGCAAGGGGAAGGGTTGTTCAGACTACGACAGGCAACACTGTTGAGCTGCCAGTGGCTGGACCGTATGTAATCATGGCCAACTACAAGGGTAGAATCAAGAAAGAAACAATCGTCAGACAATGAAGAGACTTGTAGCCATAGCCTTTATGCTTTTGCCCTTGCTTTTGCTTGGGCAAAGCGACTTCTACAAGAATGTATTGAGAAGAGCTACGTTCTATGCAGCCGTGAACGGAGGTAACTCTGTATCAGATCAGGACGTGTTTTCTGTAGCTACGGGACCGCTCACAACAGACATTGTAGAGACACCCTTTGATTACTCCTTGACGCTTGGGGTTAGAAAGATCGCAAGGTTTGGATACGAGAACAGAGCCAACATCTTTTACGACGGCACAGAGAAGACATACGGGGATGCAGCAACGGTAGGCAAGTACGATGGGTTTGAGTTCCTTGCTGAAGCTGACTGGAGAAGACAGCAGGGTAAGAACTTTCTTGATCAAGACTACTTCGCTAGGTATGTAGCTGACGGCTGGGTCGTCAAGGCAGAATACCTGCAAGACGGATTTGCTGACGTGAGGTACTTTGAGGCTTCAGAGCGGGGGAGGTTGAAGATTGGAAAGAAGCTGTCTCTTAATGCAGGCGTGGTCCAAAGAATATCTCAGCCATACGGCTACGACCCTCTTCAACAATGGCTTCTTGAAAACAATCAGATTCACTACACATCTCTAGCCTTGGAGCAGGGGTATAGTGTCGACGTAAATACAGGTGAGTTCTTCTCTCCCGACGGGGAACTGGTCGCCAACGATCAGGCAGTATGGGAGCAGGTAGTAATCCCACAGGTTCTTGACGATTACGTTACTGAAAAAAGATCTGAGCTTGAAAGCCAGTGGCTGTACTCAGCTGTGGTTGGGTTCGACTTTTACCACTACGAAAAAGATTTTTGGTTGCACTCGTGGGGCAACGTGATGCCCTACCACCTCGACACAGGCGATGAGTATTCGTATCACAATTTTGTGAACAGTAGCCAGTGGATAGACGTGGGCTTTGGACTCGTCTTTGGAACCAAGATTACAAAGAGCCTCGGTGTGTTTACTGAGGGGAAATACAACAGATACTGGAACAGAGAGTGGCACGACTTCTCTGTGGGACTCAACTACATACTACTGTAATGGCACAACAAATTGGAGAGGATACTAAAGTGACACTAGATCTCAAGACTCTTGGGATGGTGGTGGCTGGGATAGGGACAATCGTGGGAATGTGGTTTGCACTACAAGCAGACATCGCAGAGGCAAAGGAGCTGCCCCTGCCTTCCGAGCCAGAGATCACTCGCATGGAGTTTGATATGAAAGATCAGCTCGTGCGCCAAACAATCATGACAACTCAAGAAGATGTGACTGAGATCAAGGAAGATATCAAGCGCATTGAAGAAAAAATAGATCAACTAAAATGACTTATGAAACTCATATCAACCCTATGTGTATCCTTTGTATTATTACTGGCGGCGGCCTTTGTGACGCCTGCAGAAAATAAAGATCTCTGCGGATCAGGAATTTGCGTTGTTGAGTTCAACGCATCGTTTAACTCACAAAACAGTGTACCGTGGATCGAGAAACTGAACGACTGCGAGACTGCCCGTGTGGACATCGCCACTGCTCCCGACCTTCAGAAGAAGCACAAGATTGTTGTTGTCCCGACGATTGTTGTCTTCAACGAGGGGGAAGAACAGGAGAGGTTTCAAGCGAACATCATGATGACGATGGAAGCTACGATTGATGAAGTTCAAGAGGCCGTAGACGACATCATGCTAAACGACTTCTAAACCCACGTCACCTTGATCGTGAGGGCAATGTCTTCAAGGTCTTTAAACTCGCTTCTACATATCTTATCTATGATAGGATATAAGTAGCATTGCATGACCTCCTCTTCATGTGTCTCTGTAAAAATGCGCTGCAATCCATTGTCACCTATGCCCGCGTCAATGTGAATGAATTTAAAGTCTTTTGAAACAACAGCTTTTACTATCTGGTGGTAGTGTTTGTCTGGCTTAAAATCACTCATCACTTCTGTGCTGGAGGCTGGTTCGACAACATGTGCAAGAAGTCGTACATACCAATAAAACCATCTCCGTCGAAGTCCACGCATGCTGCATGAGATGCTTCACTTACGTACTCCCCGAAGTTGGCGAGGAGCAACAGCAGATCCATAATGTATGTTGACCACATACTTTAACTACGTTATGTGACCGATAAAAGTTACGGGCGAGTAACCTTAACTCTCAGGCTAAATACATCAGGCATGTCCGTGGGCATCAACCTGTACTCCATTCCGTAGTAATCGTGATATGTCTGGCCCAAGACAATCTCATGTTCGAAGTGCTTGACCGGATGATTCCCATCCCAGATTGTTGGGATAATGAGATCGCAGTTGTACTTCTCTGGCTGAACGTATACGTTCTTAGGGGCCGTCATGCATCCAGCAAACAGGAGGCACGACAAAATCGCTACTGTTTTCATCCTGCTAAACTATGCAGGCTGACTTGATGTCACAAGATAATCATGTATAATGATGTTTATGTTCATCATTAAAAATGAATGATGTCTTTTATCTCCATCTTGTATGCATCAGCCGCCTCAGGCTTTCCATACTCGTCCGGCTCTCCCTCCTTTACCTTTTTGGCTCTTCTTAAAAACTCCTCCTTGTCCATCCACCCCAGCACCCACCCCTCGTAAGTGTCTCCTACTCTGTTTACCTGAGCAAAAACGTAGGTGTCAACTTTTTGGTGCATAGATGCTTCTCCTACATGTACTGAGTAATGACCTCTTGGTACATGAGGGTTACCATTCTTACTTACTCCTCTCTCTTTTGTCTTGACGTCTATGGTGTACTCGTAGGGTGTACCCTTAGATCTTATCATGTCATAGTCATAGCTGTTCTCCTCAACCACATCGCTTAGGAAGCTTAACACCATCTCCTCCCCCAAGTAACCAACCACGTTCCCCTCTCCTCTTCTTATGCTGTTATTGATATCTCCGTGCCACTTAGACTTCTCTTCTGCACGAGAGATCATGTCACGTGTTATCGCT